ACGCAATCATCACCATTATTGGCAAGCCGCGCTTTCACCCCATAGTGCTCAAAGTACCCAAGGACAATTGCTGACATTATCAAGCAATTCCCCATGCCGGTGTTGATGTCCCCTGACATACGACACCCATCAACTTGGTACTTGGCACATTGTTCCCCTACTCGCCCAAATCCAGTGTTCACCAATTGCCAACCTAACAATTTGGACAGCTCCTTCGACCTGAATACAGTGTTGTAGATGCTATGCTCGAATAACAGCGCATCTCGCGATACGTGTTGATCAAACCTACTAGCATCCAACCCCACTGCAACAGGACTCTTGAACTTGTCCCAACTGTCCCGAAGACTACTGGCTACACCATCAGCATTTTTCCCCTTCAACACAACATCATACCCCCATCCTCTACTAAACCCACGAAACAACTCCTTTTCAAACAACTTGAGGTATCTACCCACTTCAACGTTGTATCGAGGAGATCTTGGTTGGATCACCCGGGGTGCAGGGTCACCTTTTGCTGAGAAGTTAATCTTCTCAGCCTTCACAAATGTGGAAACATAGGCGTCTTTCCGAGAGATACTGCGACAATTCAGACTCTCGTAAGCTCGCTCGTAAATCAACTTCTTGCGACCATTGTACAGGCTGGAATAATCACAGCGATCAACAATGGTGGTCGGGTTAAGTTTCTTCAAGAGCGTGGTTTTAACACCAAGCAGACGTGTAAACACATTTGGAAGAGGTTTCCTAGCCGGGGTCAACTCCCCAGCATCTGAACGAATGTACAACACTCGCTCAGCCACTCCACGGACTAAATTCACCATACTAGAGTTGTGAACTCCATACTCGACTCCAGAACCATATCCAGTAAGCGAGCGCACAACACGTGTTTTGCCCCCAGTAGCGATGCCAGTGATGGTAATACCTTTGACACTCGGGTACTCAATTTGAGTGTCAACACCACCGCTCACCACGGGGCACCCTCACAGGGTTTTCCCACCAAGTCGGCGTAAACGCCGACCCTCGCGGGAGGAACGAACCAGCTCCAGCTGCTCATCAGCAGTGGATCGCATCATATACACTTCAACAACAGTTGTGAAGTGAATAGATATGTGGCTGGGACGCATACCATGTTCTTTCATGTATCGGCGGGCTCCATGTGACACCACCAATCGATTGGCAGGTGTGTCACTAAGGAGTCCGAGTTCCGTGCGCAAATGCGCAACAGTGAGCCGAACTATGTGCACCGCTTGATTTTCCCCATTAGTTTGGGAACTCCAGTCTTCATTACCGGAAACCAAATCAAGATAAATGGTGCGCATCCAAGCCGCCGTTTGACTATAAGGGTCACTACGTCGGTACAGAAAGATAACCAAGGTGCAAAACACCAGCACCAAGGCAATTCTTGTGAGGGTTAACTCGTCAGGGGCGTAACTCCTGACGAGATGAGGATTAATGTAATTCAGAATAATTTGACTTATATGAGATTGCATGATCGGT